ATGTCTGCAAATTTTAAGCCTATCTTTTTAAATATCAACAAGTTATTAGTAGTGCTTTTTGCCTTCCGACAAGAGCACGGAAATGTAATTATTTATGTACTATCCTGCCTTTTCATATCATAAAAGTTAAAAATTAATCCATTATTCTTATAATTGTCGCACAATTTTACCGTTCATTTTTTTTATTTGCCAATCAAACTTTTCATCTGACCATTAGTAATTGCATGTAGAGTGTCCAAGTTGTGATGATGAATGATTGTGATGTTGAATCTGGATGCTTTAAAGCCCTCAGAAATGAGGGCTTATTATATTCCATCAATGTCTACTAGTATTTTTCTTCTTTTTTCAATTACATATTTAACAGATACTTCTTCCTCCCAATATGTCTTTACAATATCAGAAAGCCCATCTGGAACTGTAATTATGTACTTTTCGCCATTAGCAGTCGTAATTCTAACTTTCCCAAGATTATCTGCTGCTGATAAAACTCCAATAATATTTTTATCTGCATTAACAGATAATTTATCACTTTCATTAGTACCTACAACAACTCCCGCGTTTTTAATAAATAATGATATTTCGGTTCTAGGGCTTGTTAACTCAACTCTTCTTTCTTTTCCCTTTAATATAGAAGTTATTCCAAACAGATTAACACTATCTCCATCTGGAGCCAATTGCTTTGTTAAACCTATAAAATTATTAAAGTAAGATTCATCTGATATATTCTGCTTTAAACTCTCAATATCTCCTTTAGCAATTAATTCTATATTATCATTTATATCTTCAATAACATTCTCGAATGTACCAAATCCACTCAATGTAATATTTTCAACACTACCAAATTTCATTCTAAATGCCATACTTGCAGCACTAGGCACAGTTATAAATGGTTGACAAGCATCTTTAAGCTCATTGGGAATTTTCCCCGCTTTTCTAAAAGACTTTCCGGCTTTTCTTTCTATTGTTCTAATTGCTAATTTTTGAAATGTATCTACACGGTCTAAAACATCATCACTTTTAGCATAACCATATCCTACGCCTTTACCTGCTATCACTAATTGTACTTCATCTTCCTGTAATATCACTCCTCTCAAATCTAAATGGCGATGAAAATTAACAGTTTCCAACATATTCCTAAGTTCCTCCGCTATATCTCTTGGAGGTTCTCCTGAAAGAGCTAAACCTATAAGTTTTTCTGCATCCCTATTTAAACTACACCTCATAGCAAGAGAAGCTGCACTCTTTAAAAGAATTGAAATTGTTGGTTCACCCATATGATGTTCTAAAGCAATACAGGCCGCATTCTTTTCTAATTCATACGCTTGTGCATATAAATCTATTGCGTACTCAGAATTCCCTTGATACTTCTGTATATCTCCTAATTCCGCTTTATACATAGCCTCGTTATGTAATTCCCTTATATCCATAGTACTCAAATTACTTTTTTATAAATAGTGCTTTAGGCTTTCCAAATTCAATTATAGATATATAAGCTGGAAGACAAGTTTCATCAGACTGTTCTGTTTGTTTCATCTTATCTTTTAAACGTTTTTCAATGGTATTAGTTCTACTTTCTTTTAATATTCCTGATATTTCCAATCTTGCAGCGTGATTAAATAAATGATCTTCTTTATATCCCAACCAATAATCAAAGCCATCCCCTTTACATGAACGTTCCACAATTGTAAATTCTGTTTCATGAATAGCTAATACACAAGACATACAAACTGCTGCATGATCGGTACAGTAATTAATTTCTTTCCACGAGCGATCAATTGTTTCGTCAAAATAATCTTCCCAATATAAAGGTATACTACCTTTTCTATTACCATCAAGATGTAAAATAGTTCCATTTACTATATGACCTGCACGGTGTAAAGTAGTCATACATGCTGAATAATAATGAGAGCATAAATCTTTATGCATTCCAGGCAAACCTTCTTTTATACTCAGTAGGTTTAATTGTTCATCCATATATATTATTGCATTTTCTAGTAATAAATTTAAAGAAGAAGAAAGCATATTATCCTACTTTCCATTCATTCTTAACCATTGCCAATTCAGTTTCCAAGCGCTTTACCTTTTCTTCAAGCAACTTTATTGTTTTATCTTTCTCATTGAGTGCACCTTGTAGAGTCGCAATCGTATCTACAAGTCGGTTCATCCGTTCCATGTTAGTGTCAGGTATGATATTCCGTTCATGCTCTACATCCGAAAGTAACATAGTTCCTTTCCCGCGCAACAACCATTCTGAGGAAATATCTTCAAAAGTGGATAATATAGCATCAATAGTGGATAGACTAACTTCACTAGTACCTCCCAATTGCCTACTAAGAGTATTCTGCTTAATGTTACATTTAATAGCAAAAGCTCTATCAGTTAGCTTATAATAATTGATAATAGACTTAATTCTTTCAACCATACCAATACAATCAATAGTTAATATATCCAAATATGGATAATATACTCAAACAAATGATTGCAAATTATCCATTTATGGATTACTTTTGCAATACCAATCAATCAATAAACAAATATATGAATAATAGTTCACATATCCAATCGAATAGTAATAAAAGTTGCGCAAAAAAACGCGACTATAGGTTAGTTGTGGATGGCAAATATAACCGCAAAGCCATCATGCAGAGGGCATGGGCGTTCATGAAAGTTTATAAGGGATATACTTTGAAATCAGCCATACGACAAGCTTGGATAGACGCCATTCTTGCCATGGAAGACTATAACTACTCACAGAACATCAAGCCCCGCCTGCCAAAATCAGGACTCACGATGAAAAGCCTGTACGCCAACCCGACAGGTGACATGGCCAATGGATATGCAACCAGATAATTCAATCATACCAATCAAATATCAATCATCATGGAAGAAGAATTAAGAAAACGAATTGAAGAACTTGAAGCCCAAAACAAGGAGCTGAAATTTCAAAGCGACCAGAATGCAAAATTCTGGACTGAGGCAGAAAAAAGATGCAAAGTTCTTGAGGCTGCCCTTGAATCCATAGCAATTACAGCAGGCATCTTGAAAGATTCTCTTGTACAGAAGCCGTAACCTCACCGAAGTCAAACCAAACCACCGGCGGGCAACCGCCACCCAGTATGCTCTTGGGTGGGCGACCGGGAACACACAGAGAAGAGTTCTTTGACATCTTGGTATTTAGGAGTTCGCAGATTTCCTCCTGCACAAACCGGACTACGGGAGTAAGCATAATCTGCCAACGACATAATGCTGTGAGTAAGGGTCAGACTCGTGTCGTTGTAAAAATAATCAGCTAGACCTGTAAGGGCCGTTGAAACATGGATTTCAATTTACGATATATAACAGGTGATGTAGTTCAGTCAGGCAGAGCACATGGTTCCCATGAGGCCGGCGGTTCGAGTCCGCCCGTCACCTCTAATTAAGATTTGAATTATGTATAACAAATCTTGTATATGGCGCATGCTGTCAAAGCTAAAACAAATAACAGAAATGAAACGTAAGACGCTTTTTCACAAAATGCGAAGATGGGCTTACGCTCAACGTATTGCTTCGAGGAAGAAGAATCAATTCCAAGGATTCCCATTCTATATTCCACTATTTTATTATAGGAAATGCGAGACAATGCATTGCTCATGGCTCGATTCTCGAATAAAGATATGCTTGCGAAAAGGATACATACCGAATTTAATAAAATTGCGGATGCCAAGAGGACACGATTGCAAAGACTGCCATTTGAAACGTTGGCAAAAGAAACCATAACAGCGAAGATTGTTGAAGATACCATGAGTATTGTACTCTGTATCTTGAAAATCCATTGGGCTTTCATATCAAGTGAGTTTTTAAATACTTTGTGAAGACATTCTTCAATTTCATATTTTTCCATAACCACTTAATTTTTTGATTAGACACCACAAAGTTAAGTAAATCTCCCGAAAAAGGCGTGATGCCGCTGACCGGATCGGCTCGGGAGAACTATTACTATAATTTTTTTCAATCATGACAGAAACAACAGAAAAAAAAGAAATCGTTCCGACACTCCGCAAAATGGCGGTCGGTGAATGTGAGGTATTCCCTTTAAGTCAGGCCAGATCAATCGGCAGCACGATTTATGGTGCCAATCTGGCTGTGGAACGTGCGAACGGATACAAATGGTCCGCGAAAACCAATATCGAAAAGAAAACGGTAACAGTAACCAGAACCCAGTGATATGATTTTTCTATGCAACAACAAGGTAAGGACAACTATGCTTATGGACAATACCGCTGATATCCTTCTGGATAACATCATGCGTGTGATGTCCGGAGAATATTTCGGACAGACAAAGGCAGCCGCAATAGTAGGCGGAAAGAAAAAACTGGAACGTCTGATCGAATCAGGCAAGATAGAGGCTGTCAAGCCGAGAAACTCGCAGAACGGAAAATGGTTCTGCAATGCCGCACAAGTACTAATGCATTGCAGGAATATGAGAAAGACTGGAAAAACCGGAAAAAAGAAACAAGAATGAAAAAAATACTATTCATTATGTGGATCAGCCTGCTGGCTGTTCCCACTCTGATGACTTTCACTCTGGATAATGAAGGTCATATAACTTATCTGAATGTGATCGGGCTGGTATATTCAATATGTACAGCTTTCCTTTGGGAAAGAATGATGCCCGGTTATATGGTCAGGTATATAAAGAAGTTGATCCGTGAGGATTGATCCTGGTTGCTTGTTATCAGCCCGGAAGCGTCCGGGCAAAGCGGATGTAGCTCAGTCAGGCAGAGCGCATGGTTTTCCGTGAGGTCGGCGGTTCGAGTCCGCCCGTCCGCACCAGTAGCCCGTGAGGGTGAACCTTTCAATCATATTGAATACTAATTAATCAATCAAGCCCGGAAGTGTCCGGGCGCATGGACGATTAGCTCAGAGGCAGAGCATCAGCTTCCCAAGCTGAGGGTCGCGGGTTCAAGTCCCGTATCGTCCACGATGCAATTGCATATTTTTACCTGAAGAGCGGGAGCCGTACCTACCCGTATAAACGTAGCCATGTTAGAGACTTCAAGGCAGTGAAGCAGAGAACAATTTGTTAGATAATAATTTAACCCAAAGCCGCTGGAAAGGACAGCGTGAGGTGGAAGCCCTCTTTTATATGTTATATTCTATATCTTCATTTATCCCGGTGTGTCCTGACCGACTATCCGGGAACAAAGCCCGTGAGGGTGAATTTCGAATCACATAAATGAAACTTAATGCGGGCCGCCTCACGGGATGGGGTGGCTATAACACGCATAAAACAACCGGGGTTCCCAAGAGTTCAGAAAACTGATCTTCGTCGGGGAGGGTTCGATACCCTCATGCGTGACGTCCGTGAGGATAATTGTCTTTTTCATAATAATAGATTAAGATGAGAAAAGCCCACCGTACAGCGGTACGGTGGCAAAACGGAGAAATGGCGGAATAGGCAGACGCACCATTAGATGACAGGAAGGCCAACCTTGGATGTGGCGGACCTGGCAACTCATCCCGGTTCGAATCCGGGTTTCTCCACCATGAACCTGTGAAGGCCTGACTAGTAGTTTTGTCGCATTTACTTTATGTTTGTGATTTCGGTGCATGGTCTGTGAAGATAGTGCACCTTTTTACCGGTTTACAAACATGCTATTAGAATTATAAATTGTATCAGCATATTGGCTGATTGTATTATATACCCCAAAGAATCCCTCTTCGGGGTTGCTATCCAAGTTCATCATCAGGAACGGGAAGCTGGAGAGTAAAATTGTATTCTTTGGCTTTTCCATTCTCCTAATTCTTTGGGAAAATGGCGATAAAATGGCGAAGATTCTGTTTGCCAAACTTGTCAATAAAAGATAACTTTATAGATATAAACAACTAAAAGTCAAACCAATAAAATTAAATTATGGCTGCTAAAAAAGAAGAAAAAGCACAAGGAAGTCAAATCAGAACATTATTGGCTTCCGAGATTGAATGCAGAGTCGGCACGATGAAGCAGAACGGCTGTTCCCTCCTGCTCTATAAAGATGCCCGTGTTGATATGCGTATGCTGGATGAGGTCTATGGTCCAAACAACTGGCAGCGTAGCCACGAACTGATAAACGGAAACCTGTTCTGCACGATATCTGTCTGGGACACTGATAAAGGCGTATGGGTAAACAAACAGGATGTGGGTACGGAGTCCAATACCGAGAAGGAGAAAGGACAGGCGTCCGATGCCTTCAAACGCGCCGCTTTCAACTGGGGAATCGGTCGTGAGCTTTACACGGCTCCCTTCATCTGGATAACGTTGGATTCCTCGGAAATATATGAAAAAACCGGCTACAATGGCTCCAAGAGTTTTGGAACAAATGCCAAGTTCAACGTACAGTCGATTGAATACAACCAGCAGCGTGAAATCTCCAAACTGGTGATTGTTGACGGCAGAGGTGACGTAAGATATGTTTTCGGTGAAGTGAAAGAGAAAGTGAAAGAACAGGCACCTGCCAGAACCGTGCCTAAAAATCCGGCACAGGCTCCTGCCGCTTTTACCGGTGCGCAACTGAAACAGGCAGTTGATGAGATGAATGCCTGCAAGTCACGGGCGCAGGTCCTGTCTGTCTGGAAAAGATACACAGTCATGCAGAACAATAACGAGTTTCGTAACGCCTGTATTGAAATGGGCAAAAAATATCCTGAAAAGAAATGATAAAATTAGTAAAGTCCCCTGTGGTTTTCAATGAAGAGAACCACACCTATTTTCTTGGAGAGAAACAGCTCCGGGGAATTACCGGTATGATCAGCCGGCAGTTGTTTCCCGACAAGTACAAAGGCGTTCCCGACCATGTGATGAGGCGTGCGGCCGACAAGGGCAGCC